ATCACCCTTACATAATGAAGAAGAAAGCCATTTCATTTCTCCAATATATCCTGAATGTTGAGGGGCTCTATAACACTGGATACGAATATCATTTTCCTGAAATTGAAGAAGCTGTTTCCAGATATCCTTGTGTTCTTCCTTTGAATCATCCCAAAGAACCCATTCCCAATTTGTATAAGTTTGATTCTTTAATGAATTATAAGGGCGAAAAATCTTTTCCCCTGAATGAAATGTAGTTGATATAACACTAAAAAGAGGGTTTTCTTTGGAGCAACGATTTTTAGTTATGGCATCCATATAACAATATTCAATACTTGAAGATTGTATTTCCTTTACAGTATTATAATGAATCCAGTGTTTTCTATATTGATAAGGTAATTCTAACATAGAAGACCAATCAGTTTGAAGTCCTATTGAACAGAATACAACGGGTTTGTATTTTCTTATTAATTTTGATAACTTTTCATAAGTGGATATCGCATTTGGGCGTATAACTATCCAATTATAATGCTCATCAATTGCTGGTAAATCAAATAAATCATTTATAGTATCTTTTGTTAAAAGAAATACATTTAATTTCATTCTATTAGTTTCATAATAAGAACAATATATTTAAGCCCTCATTTTATTATACTTTGACATCAAATATCATAAAAATTGATTTGAGACAGGCCCCAAAACTTAAAGCCGTTTCGTGATATATCTAAGAAAGAACTTAGACACTTGTTTCTTTATTCAAGACAGAATGCCAGCTGGTTTCAATCAACATTCTTCGGACATTGAGTCCATTGTAGGTGTTCAATTCAGTATCTTTTCGCCTGAAGAGATTGAAAAGAGCTCAGTAGTTGAGATTACTTCTGAGAAAACCTACAATGGCAATGAACCGATTATTGGTGGATTATTTGACCCTCGTATGGGTGTATTAGATAATGGTAAAATTTGTAGAACTTGTGGTCAAACCAATCATGGCTGCCCCGGTCATTTTGGACATTATAGATTGGCCAGACCCGTATATTATATTCAGTTTCTACCTATGATTATGAATGTCCTAAAATGTATTTGTATCCGTTGTTCTAAGCTTCGGATTGACAAAGAATATCATAGGGAAATTCAAAATCGTAAGGGTGAATCAAGGTGGAAAGAGATTTTAGCGCTATCTTCTAACATTAAGCGTTGTGGTCAAGAATGCGAAAATGGATGTGGTGCCCCTCAACCCACAAAATTTACTCGTGAAGGTATTGCTCGTATTGTTGCTCATTATGCCGAGTCTGAAATCAAGCAACAGCCTTTAGAAGTTGAGTATGTATATCGCTTATTCCGTCGCATTACTGATGAGGATGTTGATTTTATGGGGCTTTCTCGTTACTGGTGCCGTCCTGATTGGATGGTTTGTACAGTGCTACGCATCCCTCCCCCCCAAGTCCGTCCTTCTGTTGTCCAGGACAATAATCAACGCTCAGAAGACGATTTAACACATAAGCTATTTGAAATTATTAAGAATGATAGAACTCTACAACAGAAGATTGAAAATAATTCAAGTAAAAATGTAATTGATGAAATGACAAATGTTGTTCAGTATCATGTTGCAACTCTTGTAAATAATGAGATTCCTGGTGTCGCTCCATCTGCTCAGCGCTCAGGTCGTCCCTTGAAATCTATCCAGAAGCGTTTGGGTGGTAAGGAAGGTCGTATCCGTTATAATATCCAAGGTAAGCGTGTAGAATTCTCTGCGCGTTCTGTTATCACTCCTGACCCAAATCTTAGTGTCGCAGAGCTGGGAGTCCCAATGGAGATTGCTATGAATCTAACTTATCCTGAACGCGTGACTCAATTTAATCGCGACAAACTCTATAAACTAATTCAAAATGGTGCGGACAAGTATCCTGGTGCCAAGACAATTGTGCGACAAGATGGCCGAATGATTTCACTTAAACATATAAACGCACAAGAAATCGTGCTCTACAATGGTGATACAGTCAATCGCCACTTACTTGACAATGATATCGTCTTGTTCAACCGACAGCCTACACTTCACAAAATGTCTATGATGGGTCACCGTGTTAAGGTGTTGCCCTACAAGACTTTCAGGCTGAATGTACTGGTCACCAGACCGTATAACGCCGACTTCGACGGTGATAAATCTTGTCACCAACAGGTAGCTGCTTATTAGGGTGTAAGTACTCCTAGTAAGACTAATAGTGTAATACTTACTACCGATTCATTTCGGTAATATAACTACCTAGTAGAATAACAAGACTTAAGAATTATTAACATATATTAAGTATGAGTGCTATATTAAATGATAAAACTAGTATTATAGGACATATTTACCTAATTACACATACAAATAATGATAAATATTATGTAGGTCAAACATTATCTCATAGGAAAAATAAGGGTAAGTATAGACCATTTGGATATGAAGGAAGATTCAAAGACCATATAAGTGAAGCAATTTGTAACACTAAGAAAAAACAGTGTACATATTTAAATAATGCTATACGCAAATATGGTAAAGAGGCATTTAATGTAAAACTAATAACTACTTGCCCAATTGAAGAACTTGATACAATGGAGGAGAAGTGTATTAAAGAGTATAACTGCCTATATCCAAATGGCTATAATTTAACTGTTGGTGGAAAAGTATTTAAAAATATTACAACAGATATTGAACCATCTAACCCAATTAATAATCCTAAAAAGAGAGGTGGCTGTAAAGAAAGAACTTCTGATACAAGAGTAAAGATGTCAGAAAGTCTTAAAATGATATGTAATACAGCTGAAGCAAAATTAGAACAAATGAAAAGAAGTCAAGAACAACATTCTCGCAATAAATTACTAAAGTTTAAAGATGTTGTAATTGATAGTTCTAATCTTGACCAATATATACATATAATTAACTCTAAAAATGGTAAATGTATTAGAATTAATATTAATGGAGTTAAAACATTATTTGTAGGTAAATATGAAACAATTGATACATTAAAAGAAAAAGCACTCGACTTCTTAAATAGTCTTGTTAATTCTGCGACGCTTCCAAATTGACGGGAAACCCCTTATAGCTCTGACTACCAATGATTAATGTGAAAGCATAATCTGGCTCTGGAGAAAAACCAGAGGTATGGTAAAAAAGTTAGAGATTGGGCAATCCGCAGCCAAGCTCCTAAATCCGTTATGATAGGATATGGAGAAGGTTCAGAGACTAAATGGTAGCGGGTCACAAATGATAGCCTAATCAGCTTGATGTGGCACAAGATATAGTCCGTCCTCCTTGGAAACTTGGAGGGTAGTGCGTATGGAGATGAACGCACACTTACCACAATCTTACGAGGCAGCAGTAGAATTAGAAGAAATTGCTGCGATTCCTCACCATGTAATTACTCCCAGACACGCAAAACCAATGATTGGTACTTATCAAGATACTGTCGTGGGTACTTACAGACTTACTCAGCCAGGCGTACAATTTACACGCCGTGAGTTTATGAATCTTATGATGTGGAACAAGCGCTTTGATGGCGAACTTCCACCACCTTCTTCAGTAGAAAATGGAATTGAACGCTGGACAGGTCAGCAAGTTCTTAGTGCTCTCCTTCCACCAATTAACTTAGAAATGGGTAACAAATCATATGATGGTGATAAAGACACTCCTGCTTCAGATAATTATGTAAAAATTGTTCAGGGTGATATCAAACAAGGTGTAGTTGATTCAGATATTTATATGAAACCAAGTAAGGGAATTATTCATGTAACATATAATGATTATGGTCCCAAGGAAACAGTTGACCTCCTTGATGCGCTTCAAAATACAGTAGAAAACTTCTTGGTTCTAAACGGTTTTAGTGTAGGTATTAGCGATTTAATTGCTGATGAAAATACCAAAAAAGAAATTGACCAAGGTATCCAAGAACGCAAGAAACAAATTGAACAAGTTATCTTACAAGTTCATTTGGATTTATTTGATAATAATACAGGTAAGACAAATCAGCAAGAGTTTGAGGACCAAGTATTCGGTATTCTAAATAATGCTACAAAGGATGCGGGTAATGCTGGACAGCGTTCTCTTTCTCAGGAAAATCGCCTTGTAGCTATGGTTCGTTCTGGCTCTAAAGGTGAAGGTATTAATATTGCGCAGATGATGGCCTGTCTTGGTCAGCAAGCCATAGAAGGGAAGCGCATTCCTTATGGCCTTACTGACCGCACTCTTCCACATTTTAAGAAGTATGACGACTCTGCTGAAGCGCGTGGTTTTATTGAATCCTCTTTCATTCGCGGCCTAACACCTCAAGAGTTCTTCTTCCACGCTATGACAGGTCGTGAGGGTTTAATTGATACCGCTGTTAAGACAGCAGATACAGGTTATCTCCAAAGACAATTAATTAAGGCTATGGAAGATTTATGTGTTCAACATGATGGAACAGTTCGTGATGCGAATATGGGTGTAGTTCAATTCCATTATGGAGAGGATGGTGTAAATGCTACTAAGATTGAAACACAATCCTTGCCTATTGGTAAACTATCTCAAGAAGAAATCCGCACACAGTTTGGTCTAATGAATGTAGATTGGTCAACTGTTCTATTGGATGGAACAACTCGTGAAGATGATTCTAGTCTTCTTGCAGGTTATGTCAGTGATATCTTAAAGGACCAGCAGATGATGGTAGAAGGTGTATTCCAAAGTAAGTCAGTAGATTCTGGTGGTATCTTTGCGCCTGTGAATCTTGCGCGTATGGTATTAAATACAAAGGTGCGATTTAATCTAAAGCCAATTGATAAAACTGATTTAACTCCTGCTTATGTATTAGATGGTATTCAGAAAGTAATTCAACGCACACAGCCTTATCATAAGATTTGGTGTGCTCTACTCCGTTTCCATCTGGCCCCTCATAAGCTTATTGTAAAGGAACGATTTACAAAGGCTGCCTTTGATATGCTATTAGAAATCATTGTGGTAAATCACATGAAGGCTTGGGTGCAACCTGGTGAACAAGTTGGTATTGTTGCTGCGCAGTCAATTGGCGAGCCCTCAACACAGATGACACTCAATACTTTCCACCAAGCAGGTGTAGCTAGTAAATCTGCAGTAACACGAGGTGTCCCACGCCTCAGAGAACTATTGAAGGTAACTCAGAATCCTAAGGCTACATCTCTTACTATTTATCTAAAACCAGAATACCGTCAATCTAAGGACAAAGC